TTGAGTCTTCTGCGCGCGCATCAGCATGCGCATCACTTGAAATCAACGCCCATCAGGCCGACGAGCCAGTTGGTCCCGTCGTACAGGAACACGACCAAGTCGATCGCGTTGGCGGTGGTGGTGATCGGGATGAGACCCATCGACTTCTTGAAGCCGGTGAGTGTGAAGGTCCGCCCGCCCGTTGCGTCCTGCTGAAGACGGAGCACGAACTGCGTGTTGGTCCTCGGCGCGGCGGGGAGGTCTGCGACATCCAGCGTGACATTGCCGGTCATCGTGACCTTGACCATCGCGTTGAGTGCGTTGTCGATGTTGAGCGCCGGAGTGAGGTCCAGGACCCCAGAGACGTTGCCCACGTTGACGACCGTTCCCGCGATAGCTGCCGGAAGTGCTGCAGCCAGAGCCGCGTTGACCTGGGTGTTGAGGATGCCGCTGACGATCGCGGTGAAGTCGCCCGCGTCGATCGTGGAACCGTTCTGACGGGTGAGGATCAGGTGACCCGACCCGTTGATGGCACCTGAGACAACGGACTGCCCCAGGATGTCGTTCGCATGTGCTGCGGTGATGCCTGTGAATGAAGCCATGGTAAGTCCTTCCTGTCACTCGATGATGACGTCGGTGTTTCCGCCATCAGAGATGTCGTAGGTGCCATCGCCATGGTCGGTTCCATTGATGTTGCTCATGAGGAACGAGTTGATGTCGATCTCCGAGAGGTAGGTCTCAGATCCCTCGACGGTGTAGGTGCCGTCGGTGTGGACGTGAACCGTCATGGAGTCGCCGAAGTTCAGAAGCTCGAAGAGCTCAGTCGGGGTCGGCATGCGACCCGGCGTCACCCCGTCGGACGTTCCGTAGAGAAGCGTCTCGAGAGTGGTGATCGTTGACGGGGACAGGTTCCTCGTGTCGATGATGTAGTGAGCCGTGGGTCGGTAACCCGGAAGCTTCACTGGTGTGCAGACGATGTCGAACTTGAACTCGACCGGGGTCGTGTCCGAGCCGATGGTGTTCCGAGATCGCTGACCGATCGTCGCCATGCAGTTGTAGACGAGGTGAAGCTGGTAGCCGAACATGTCTCCGCGGGTGCCACTGCCGATGAGGCTGCGGTAGCAGAGATCGAACTGCGTGGGCTTCTGGTTGTCGACGTAGAAACCGTCCGTTGCCTTCGGAATGCCGATGCATCCGGAGAAAGCGTCGGGGTACATGATCGACGTGATCGATGCGATGAAGTCGCCGGGGTCGGCGTCGGAGAGGTAGACCACTCCATCGCGGTACAGCATCTCCGAGGTCCCTTCGCCGCCTTCATCGACGCTGACGAGACCGTTCCACGGAACCGGATTGATGCCGGCGATGTACAGCACACCTCGGTCGAGGCCGTGCTGGAAGTACCTCTTGTCGGGGTCGTCCCAGATGATCATCGAGCCTCCTAACCGGATGTCTTGAAGAGCTGCTTACGGCGCTCGTTCTCGGTGCGCCAATCGGACATGACCTGAGCAGGGTTCCGCTTCTTGGGCGGCTGCTGCTTGTAGCTGGTGATCTGGATGAGCATCATCAGACGGCTGAAGTGCCAGTCCTGTGCTTCCCAGTTGATCTTGAGGGCGGTCATCCAGAAGTAGACCAACTCACTCGTCGTGATCTCAGGGTTGTACTGACTCTGCGTCTCTTCCTGAGGGACAGACGAGGCAGACCGAGTGTCGTTGATGTACTCGGTCAGTTGGTCAAGCTGTTTGGGCGAAAGTCCATAGATGAGATCGGGGTCGCCAGACAAAAGCATGCACTGGTAGTAGTCGATCATCTCGGTTGGAGTCTTCTGCTGCGAAGCCAAGAAGGCCTTCTTATGTTCTGACTCCCATTTTGACAGAGAACGAAGAGAATGCTCGAACTGCAAAGTCACGAGCTTGCCTTCGCTCTCAACTTCGAGCTCGATCATCGTTTCTCCTTAAGTGGAGCTAGTGCCGGGGCTGAGGGGTCGAGGTTCAGCCCCGGCACTAGCGATCAGGCGCCGCCGAGCAGCGTGTCGACCTCGTCGGGAAGCGGCAGGCGAGCCGGCGTCGCACCGGAGCCGTACAGAGCGGCCTCCAGAGCGGCCAGACCGGCCGGGTCCACGTCGGGGTCGGTGCTGTCCACCTTGACGATGGCGGTCGGCTTGAAGCCGGTCACCGCGACCGGAGTCGAGGAGACGGTCCACGAGAACGCCTTCAGCTCCGGGCTGTCGTTGACGGTGTTGTTGGCCTTCTCCGAGGGGGAGGCCTGCAGGCCGTAGGCGAGGTTGAGCACGTAGCCCAGGTCCTCGTCCACCGCGTTGCCCTTGAGGTTCCTCCAGCTGAAGCCGAAGGAAGGGCGGCTCTGCATGCCGATGAGGGCGCCGTTCGCGGTCTTGACCACACCGTCGTGGAGCAGGAACTCCTTGGGGAAGGTGAAGGCCTCGATGGTGGCGTTGAACTCCTCGGCGGAGAGCAGGTTGACGTACACGATGTTGTCCGCGTACTGCTTGTTGGACTCGGCGCCGGCGGGCGACTCGGTGACGGCCGTGAGACCGTTCCAAGCGACGCCGGAGGAGTAGACACCCGCGGTCGGGGTGTAGAGGACGCCGTGGTCGACACCACGCTCGAAGAAGCGCTCGTCGAGAGCATCCCAGGTGAGCTCAGCCATGGTTAGGCCTTTCTGTTAGAAGAACAGCTGGAAGACGAAGTGATTCAAGCCGTCGGTCCGGAAGAACCGGTCATAACGACTTAGCGGAAGCCCCTCCACGAGGTCGGGGATCGGACTGTCAGGCGAACGGTCCATCACAGTGATGGTGTACGCCTTCTTCAAGAGGTACTTGATGTTGTCGGCAGCGGAGACGCTCGAAAGCGTTCCCCGCTCGATCATGATGCAGGGATACTGCATTCCGTTCGTGGGGGCCTGGATATATGCGTCCTTGACGCCGTCCAGACCCTTCAGAATTTCCTGCAGCTCACTCAGGGGTCGGGCCATTGTACTTCTCCCCAATGTAGATCACGATTCGGGGCGGCTCGTCGACGATCGAAGAGATCTGCCAACGATGACCCTTGTACGTGATGTAACGGATGTTGGAGTTGTCCAACGGCCCGACGCCCCGAGCAGGGACGGAGATGCTCGTCGTGGTGGTGTGCTGTGGTAGCACGGAGTCCACGGACGGAAGCACCTCCGTCGCCTGCCTGACGGTGCCGAGTACCGGTACCTCGGTGACTGTCTCTTCCCAGATGCCGGGACGGACTTCGGTTTGCTCGACTAGGCCGAGCGCGCCTGAGTACCGCACGGCGGGCCTAGATCAGGCCTTGTAGCGGAAGGTCCAGGTGTCCTTCATGTCGGAGTCCGACTCGAAGTAGTAGCCGGAGGCCGGGGTGGCCTCGAGCTGAACCTGCTTCAGGGTGTCGGCGTCCAGCGTGATGGTGGAACCGCCGGTGACGGTGGCACCGGTGTCCTTGCGCTTGTACACGACGCCGGTCTGGGTCGGCACGGTGACGACGTTGGCGGCCACGGCCGGCTCGGTCAGGTCCGCGACCAGGGTCTCGGACTCGGCGTCGATCTGCATGAAGATCTGCGCGCAGTACGGGATCACGAGCGCACCGGAGAGGTACGTCTCGATCAGGTACTTGTACTGGTTGAAGTCGATGTCGAAGTCGTCGAACAGCGTGACCTCTCCACCGCGGTTGGTACCGAAGTTGTAGTCCGCGAGGTCCAGCACGATGGCCAGGCAGCCGTCGGGCATGAGCTCCGTGGGGACGCGGACGATGCGCGCGACGTCCATGTCGCCGGCGACCTCGGAGAGGTTCCGGTAGACGCGGTGACCGAAGTCGTCGCGGATCGTGAGCAGCTTGGTGGCCACCCGGTACGACACGAAGGCCGTCTTGTTGCCCGAGCCCAGGTAGAACTCCTGGCTCTCGGTCACGGTGTCCAGCAGGATGTTCCAGTCAGCCCCGGTGGGGTTGGCCGGCATGGCGACGCTGTAACGCGTGGCGTACAGGTCGTCGTCGTTGTAGATCGAGCGGATGCCGTCGCCGGACGTGCCGGTGGGCTCCTGGATCTTGTCGGGGTTGAGCTCCCCGCCGACCATGACGGGACGGCCGTCGCCGAAGAGGCCCGCACGGGCGATCTCCTCGTCCAGCTTGCCCCGCATCTCGACCTTCATCCAGGCGACGATGTCGAAGTCGACGATGTCGATGATGTCCTGGCGGTCCAGCTTCTGCTTCTTGTAGATGAAGGCGGGTCCCGTGGTCCGCTTGAAGACCGGGAACACCTCCTCGACCTTCTGGCCGGCCTTGATGTAACCCCGCGCACGCGCCTCGTCGGCGGTGATGTCGGCGTACAGCGTCTTGACCCGCGAGAACGGGCTGTGGCTGGTGCCGGCGAGGAAGACCTTCACCCACTCCTGACGGCGGTCGACGAAGGTCGGCCGGTTCATCAGGGCCTGGGCGTCCGGGAACAGGATCTCGAGGTTCTGGACGCCGTAGTCGTCGGCGTGCATGAGCTCCTTGCCACCCTGCGAGCGGACGAGCTCACGGAGCGACAGGCCGTTGGTGCCGCCGTTGGCGGAGTCACCCTTGGCCTTGGTGAGGACGGCGGTGATGTCGTCGTGCTTCAGCTGGGGAAGGCCCGCGGTCTGCTGGCCCTTCTCGGCCTGGTCGAACTGGTTGCGGCTCATGTTGGGTCCCTTCTTGGAGGAGTCGGAGTGGGTGAGCTGCGGCTCCTCGGTGAGGGCCTCGGTGACTGCTTCCTTGACGATGTCGTCGATGAAAGCGTTGACGGCGGTGGTCTGCTCCTCGGAGAGGGTCTTCAGAACGTCCGCCACGGTGGTGTCCGCGGGGTCCGGCTGGTCGGCCGGGTTGTCCGCGGGCTGCGGCTCCGGCGCTGCGGCCGGGTCCGGGGTGGAGGGCTGCGGGTCCGGCTGGGCCGGGGAGTCCGCGTGAACCAAGTCACCACCGACGATCATGAACTCGTCGTCCTCGATGGCGCCGTGCGCGAGCACGTTGTAGATCGACGCGCCGGCGTTGGCACCAGCGAGAACGAGACTCGTCTCCTGGATCACGCCGTCGTGCACGAGTGCCTCGTTGTTCATGATGCGCTCGTCCAGGTCCTTTGCCCAGATCGAGTACTTGTCGAGGTCTCCGTGCTGAACGGCGGCCCTGGCATCCTGCGCCTTGGCCGAGCTGTTCAGGTAGGAGTCACCCCAGATGCCGTCCTCCTTGGCGGAGAGGATGGTGTAGCCGAGGACCTGGCTCACGTCGTTGTGCTGGTGCTGGTACACCAGCGGGACCTTGAGCGTGTCCTGGTGCTTGAAGGCACCCGGCTGGATGGTGCGCCCGTCAGTGCAGCGGATGCCGTACTTGGTGACGTACCCGGAGAAATCGGGTTCCATTTTGACCTCCTTCGGTCAGTTCTTGGCCTTGACAGGATCAGGGAGCGAGTCAAGGAGTGGACCACTGATGTACTTCTTGGCGACACCGTCCGCGATGGACTGCATCGTGTTCTGGGCCGCCTGCTGAAGCACCTTCTTGGAGGTCTGTGACAGCCATGACGGGTTTGACTCGTTCAGCTTGTTGACCTTGGCCAGGGCCTCGGTCCGCGAGTTGAAGAACTTGAGATCCGGCTCGTTCATGCTGCTCGCGCCACCAGCCTTTGCCACGGCTTGGAGTCGAGCGTACCGAGCGGACGAAGTCTCTTGTCCGTTGTGATCGGTGATGACCGAGGCAGCCTTCTTCGTCTGCGTCACCGGCTGACCGGAGACGTGACGCTTCTGGGTATCTGCCTTGATCGCGGAGTCGGGGCGTCGGATGCCCCACTTCATTCCCTTGACTCCGTGATGCTCGGCGTCCTCAGGATCCTTCTTGAGAAACGCCAGGTAGTCTCGCATACCTACCCTCCTCTCAGCCGTTGTGCATTGTTGATGGCCTGCTTGAGTTGAACCACCGTTCTACTGATGGCGGACCTCAGCTCAGACGCGCTCATGTCTGCAGCGGTCTTGGGTGAGCTGGTTGAAGTGCCTCCACCGTTCTTCTTGCCCTTCTGGAGGTTCTTGATCTGTTGCTTGTGAGTGTCGCGGTAGTGCTTGGAGTCCTTGGCCGCCTTGTTCCGGTCTGCCTGAGTCGGCTTCTTGGAGGCGCTGCTGGACTTCTTCTCATCCGCGACCTTCGCACGCAAGAGTTCCCGCAGGTGATTGAGCTTCGCCTCGATCTGAGCCACCTTCTGCTGGGCCGAGGCCACTTGTGCTTGGGATGGCTTGTGGTCGGGCTTACCTGAGCCTTTGTGTCGACCCTTGAGGTGCTTGGTCCGCTCATAGTAGTCATGAGCTTTCTGTGGGTCGTAGTTAGCCCGAGGCATTCTGCGGGTCCAACTCCGAGAGCAAGCTGTCCAACATGCTGTTCACCTGGTCCAGTCCATCACCATGGGTAACGTCTCCCGCGGGCGCGCCCGAGGACGCATCTGCTGGAGCCGCGGCGTCAGAACCCGGATGGGCCTGGTCGGCAAGCGGCATGTTGGGGTTCACCAGCTTGTCGGCGCCCGGCTCCTTGGAGGGCCGGTAACCGATCTTCGGACGGAACTCGTTGGCCGTGAGAACGGCGTTCCGAATCAACTTGTCCGCCACCTCGGCCAGCTCAGAGATCGGGATCATCTTCAGCGGGTCGCGGTAGTACTCGATTGAGTGTCCTTGCGTGACAGCAGTCTTCGTGAGGAACTTCCGCTTGGCCTCGAGCGCGAACGTCTGAGCGACGGGCTCGATGGTGCGGTCGTAGTAGTTGTTGATCGTGTCGCGCGGAGCGGTGCCGTTCATGATCTCCCGAGTGAGACCCAGCTCAGCCATGACGGCGTTGCCGAGGTACTCGATCTGGTCCAGCAGCTTGTTCTCGATCGAACGGTTCAGCTGGATGACCTTCTCAGAGATGTCGATGTAGCCGATGCCGAGCTCGTCGTCCTTGAGCTGTGCTCGCAGATCGTCACGTCGCTTGGCCGCCTGAGCCTGCCTGCTCTCACCGCGAACGGTGTAAGGCAGCTGGAGGATGAGGTCGAGCTTGCCAGAGGCAGCCGCTTCATCCACCGTGTCCAGGAGACCCAGCTTCGTGATCAGACGCTGGAGCAAGCCGTTGGGCTCGTTCATGACGGTGTAGAACGGGTTCTCCACCACCATGACCATGTCCTTGGGCAACGTGAGCTGCTTGCTGATCCCGCCGTTGACGGGTTCGCCGGCGTCGTTGACCTCTCGGTCGTCGTACACCATCATCGTGATCTTGCGCGGGTGCCATGCGGCCACCGTGCCTACGCGTAGGTCTCGGATGTCGTAGCTGGACGACGCCAACGGGTCCATGTCGCAGTCGATCGGGACCACGCATGCGGTGCCCTGCTCGAAGAGCGTCATGGCGAAGTCGACCTTCAGCGCGAACGCGTTCTGGTCAACGTTGGCATCCAACGTGAAGCACCGGTTGAGACCGTCGCGGACAATGTCCGAAGCGACGTCGTTTTCATCCAGCTTCGCGTGGTAGAACTCGATCAACGCGAAGTCTACCGCCAAGCGGTTGTAGATCGACCCGATGAACGACCGATCGCTGAAATAACGAGCCGGACTGCGATTGCTCCGAGGGCTCTGGGTGTAACCACCTCCGTAACTGCTGTCTTGAGGAGCGTCACGGAAAGCGTTCCACCCGTGCTTGAGCTCTCGTGTGAGTTGCCTCCGAATCCGTCCCATCTCTCACCTCCTAGTCGAACTGGTCGGGGTGTGCCTTCATCGCCACATAGGCATCTAGCCAGGCGGACACATTGTCGATCTTCTCATCGTTCCGCCGCTTGTGCAGCTTACGATTACCGTTTGAATCCTCCCAGGTAACGGCGTTACCCATGGTGTAGGTGATGATCCGCTCGTCGAAACGAATGAGGCGTTGGTTAGCCTGCTTCTTCATCTCGCCCAGCGGGACCGATTCGGTCCTTGCACCCTGGATTACCTTCTCAATGCCGTATGGGCCCCACTCCCGCTCATAACGGTCCATGAAGGCCTTGGAGTTGTATGGGTCGAAGCCCAGCGTACGGATCTCGTACTGGTGAGCCTCAATATGCGCGAACAGGTCGTCGTACACGTCCATCATGTCAAGGACAGTGCCCTCGAAGATGATAAGCGTGCCTTCGGCCATAAACTCTTCATACTTGAGCCTCTTCGCTCCAGGAAGGAGGTCGAGAGTACGTCGAGTGATGTAGCTTCGGCCCTTGAGGCCGAACTCCTCGCGCGGGAGGGGGAAGAGCCATGAGAACGCACAGAAGTCGTCACCCATGGAGAGGTCCACACCCATAGAGCAGTGCATCTTGTCGAACCGGTCAGGAACGAGCGTTGCAAGGGTGGGCTGAGTCTCGTCGTAGGTGAAGAAGAACGTGTAGCCCTCCATGGGAAGGCCGAAACGCTTGGCGAGGATCTCATTGCGGACTGCAGGGAACTGCTTGGCCTTCTTGACATCCGACTCGTAGGTCTCATACGAGACCGTCTTGCCGATGTTCGGCTGGGCCTTGACCCACATGCGAGGATTGGCTACCTCCGAGACGTCGTCCAGCTTGTAGTGCCAGATCGATACGTTCGGCTGCTCCGACTCCCCACGGAGGATCGTAATCAGCTCCATCTTGATGTCATCGCCTACGCCGTTGCGGATCACTCCCTCTGACGAGATGGCGATGAGGATGGGGTCCTCGAACTTGGTGGCACCCTGCATGAGCGCGGTGATAACGTTCTCACGCGTGTCGCCCGAAAGCCACTCGTCCACCGAGTTGTACTTCGATCGCAGACCCTGCACCTTGTCGATGCTCATGGGTCGGACCTCAAGGTATGAGTTCGTGAGGAAGTTCTCAATGCCTCGCTTGGTAGAGGCCAGCTTCTGGCGTCCAGACCGTGCTCCGGTCGTGTTGTTCAGCGAGCCGTCAGTGAGAAACTTGAAGAGGGGTGCTTGCCCCTCGGGTCGTTCTTGAGCACGAGTGATTGCGGTCTTGATGGGTGTGATGACCTCTTGGGCCTGGATCATGGTCGGAGCAACCGTGACCTGATGCGTCGTCGAACGGTCAACCGTGAGGAAGAACGCCTGCATGAACGCCACGTACATCGACTTGGCGCCACCTCGTGCAACGATCAGGTACTGCGTGTCCCTCAACCGCTTCTTCACGGTCTTCAGGACAAACGCCTGCTGCTCTACGTCCCAGCGCTCACGCTCGACGAAGATGAACCAAGACAGGAGATCCTCAGCCCAGAGCTTGAAGGAATCGAGCAGGTGGACGTCACCCCCGTCTGTGAGGGTCATCTCCTCTTCGCAGAACTCGATGAACCCATCGATCGCCAGATCGTCGTAGTAGACGTCTGGGTCAGCAATGAGTCGGTCGATCAACTGCATCTGAAGAGAAATCTCCTCACAGACGGGGATGGCACCGCTGAGTACCTTCTCCCGGAACTCCGCGTAGTACTTCGGGGTGGCTGTGTTGCTAAGCACCGATCACCCGTAGTCGGCCACGACGTTCAGCCGGAACTCCAGCTCCTGAATCTGGCGTTCGTACGCGTCTTGCGTGAATCCCGTGGTCGGAGGGTCGAACATGATCTTGGTACGCAGGAACACGTACGTCTTGATCGCGTTCATCCGGGGGTCGGTGTAGAACTCGGCCCAGTCGTTGAGCTTGCTCGTGATCTGGTAGCCGATGACAGGGCCGACACCGAGCTGAGTCAGCGTGCCGAAGGCTCCGTTGATGCCGTTGATGATGTCGACGTCAAACGCCGTCTCCTCCGGTGTGATACCAAGCATGTGCTTGATGTCATCCAGGATGCTGCTCATGTGTCCCCCTCCTTCCGTGAGTGGGTTACTTGCCTGCGATACAGGCGTCGAGCTCCGCGGTCGTCGGGTAGGGATTCTTCTCCACCACATTGGCCGTGTCGTTCGACGTGTTGAGAAATGCTTGCAGGTCGTTGAAGTACTCGAGGAACGCCGCCCGCGAGGTGGACTCGTCCGGCGGCGGATCATGCAGAAGGAGGCCAATGAAGCGAGCCTGTGACTTCTGCAGCTGGACGTTGGAGATCGCTTGTCTCTGCGAGTACCGCGTCCGAGCGTTGATCGTCGAGATCGTCTTCGACAGGTAGTCCTTGTTGCACTGGGTGACTCGAGCGAGCTGATCTTGGGTGCTCTGCACCTCGTTACTAGCTTTCTGGCTAGCGAAGGCAGCCCATGCCGTGATCATGACCACGGCAATCAGCATGACGCCCGCGAGTGTGGGCGTGTGAAGTGTTCCACGTTCGTTCTGTTCGATCCCGTGATCTCGCTTCACGATGTCGTCCACTTCGTCGAGCTCCTCTTTGATGTCGCGAAGGGTACGAACGATGTACCCCAGCACGAAGCCGATCAAGCAGCCCAGTAGCAGCCACTCTAGTCTTTCAGGCCAGCCCATTAGCCATCGTCCCCTTCCTTCTTGGTGGGTTTCGACGAGTCAGCATCGTCTGTCTTCGTGAGTGCTTTCTTTTGAGTCAGGATGTAGGTCAGAATCGCCCCAACGCCCGTGACGGCGGTGGGGTTCTGACTGATGTTCATCCCAATCGAGGGGCCCACCAGGAGGAGGACCGCGCCGATCACACCCACGAAGAAGAGGATGTTGAACTGCCATTCCTTCAGCACGGTTCCTCCCCGGACAGGTCCTAGTAGTTAGCGGTGCACGAGAACGGACTTGATAGCCGCCCTGAGAGCGTCACGCTGCGTCTTGACGAGGTGCATGCGACCGTCGGTGACGGCGTCGTTGAGCAGCTTCATCTCCAGGACACGATCCTTCTCGAACCGGTCGACGAACTGGTTGACCCTGGTGTCCTTGCGGTCCTTGGGCAGCCCGTCGACGGCGTCCTCGATGGCCTTGATCTTCGGCTTGATGTCCACGCGCCCGCCCGCGACCGCACGGTCGAGGATCTTGACGTCCCACTCCGGAGCGGAGTCACGGAAGTTGTCGACGCGGGGAGAGTGGTCCGGCTTGGGCACGTCTTCCTTGCCCTTGCCGTCGCTGCGCCATCCGGGGTAGTCCAGCTCGAAGCCGTTCAGCCAGAACGCGCCGAACTGGAAGCTGTCACCCCAGTGCTGCTTGAAGTAGGACGCACGAACCACCACGACGCGTCCGGAAACGACCGAGTTGGTCCGAACGAGCACGTCGTTGAGGTCGTCGGGGTTGTACCCCTTGACGCGGCCGATCATCGTGACGATGTGGCCGAACGGGTTGCTGTCGTGCGGGTCGTCGAAGAACAGATCCATGCCCTTGCGGAGATCGCGGACCTTGTAGACCCGGAACTCCTTCGGCGTGTTGTCCTGAGCGACCTTGGCCGAGGGGTACTTCGCCGGCAGAGCGCGGGCGTCGTGCGCGATGGCCAGGCACATGCCGTTGGGGTTGTAGCCCAGCTCGGCAGCGGTGTCGTTCTTCTCGAGCCAGGCGATGGTCTCCTTGTAGTCACGCATCGGAGGCCTCCGAGTCTGGCGCGGAGGGCTGAGCGGTGGGCGACTCCTCGAAGTCGGGCTCACCCTCGTAGATCTCGACGTCGACTTCCTCGGAAGCTCGCGTCTCGCTGTCGTGGTCGTTCTTGGTCATCGTGCCACCTTCCTGAGCCAGATCTCCCACACTCCACGGCACATGAAGTGGTCGCTGAACATCTTGAACTCGCTGTCGTCGAGCACGTTGAAGCGCTTGGCGTGCACGCGGCCGTCCCGATCGTAGGAACACATCCCGTCGATCGGTCCGTGGCCGGTGTTCTGCCAGGCCTTGAGCTCGTCGGCCATCGAAGTGAAGTTGCCGCCCAGCGCGAAGTCGAGAGTGCGGTCGGGCATGTTGAAGTCGCCGTTGACGAAGCCGAGATCGGCGCCGTGGCCCACCTTGGCGAGCCACTTGGAGATCTTCTCGGCGCACTTGACGTTGACCTCGTGGTTGGGATCGCCGGGCTTGGCGCCCTTGGTCGGGTAGTGGACCGAACCGACGGTGATGCGACCGACTCCGGGCTTGGTGTGCTCGAAGCTGATGGTCGGCATGATCCGATCGGTGCCGTGGGTGTGCATCTCGTCGTTGCTGACGAGGAAGACGTCCTCCAGCTTCTTGGAGCCCTTGGTGATGATCGTGTTGTCGACCGCCACCCAGGCATCGCCGGCGAAGTTGATGGAGTGGTTGAACTGCGACGCGAAGTCGAGCAGGTACTCCCTGTTGTGGTTGTCGTCGGCACCCGTGAAGGCCTCGGTCCCGGTCTTGATCGGGAAGTTGTGACCCTCCGTGAACAGAGCCTCGACATCGTGATGCTGCTGAGCAGCCGGGTCGCTGAACTGCAGCGAGGTGTGCTGCATTCGCAAGTCGAACGTGGGCATTGCTCCTCCTTACCAGAGGTCAGTGTCGCCAGGAGTTCGTTCGACGAAAGGCCGGGGAAGCTGTCTTTCGTCGCCGAAGTGTATGGCGTTATGGGTTTGGGTGGATACGCATATGAGGTACTCCGGGTTAAGGATGTCCTCGTTGAAGTCGACCAGGTCTTGGACCCGAATCGGATTCATGTGGTGGACGAGAATACGGTCGTGTATACCGTGTCCAGGAATGCCCAGATCACACCCGTCATCACGGACTATGACCTCATCCCGAACCGACTTCCACAACTGAGACCCGTAGAAGGCTTGATTGAAGTGACGATCGAACCCGAAAGTCGCTGCGCCGAGCTCACCACCCAAAGATAGGTAGCGGAAGCGGGACAAAAATGCTGTACGCTTCTGAAGTTCACTATAGGTGAGCATATCAACCATCTCCCGCATAACGAGACATAGCCTCCATGGCCTCCTTGAACTTCTGCTCGCGGAACGTCTCCGACTCCGCTTTGGCACGTTGTGCGACCAAGTACTCCGTCTGGGCCTTGATCCTCTCGACGTTGGCCAATTCTTGCGCCGTACCGAGCCGAACAATCGCGACAACCTCAGTTGGTGAAGCAGTACCCTTGCGGATTCGCTCCTCGATGAGGTTCTCAGCCTGAACCACCAGCTGCTGTACCCTGCGTTCCCTGGTTCTCGCCGGTGGGAGTTGTCGGGGTACCTCTTCGGGAGACCTTTCCCCGCTGCTGGCAGACTTTGGCACTACTTTCACCTCCGATCTGAGGATGATAGTTGATTTCAAGTGTCCCTCCGGGGAAATATGGAGG